AGATTTCATTGTATCCCTGCAGGTCGCGTCCGCTGTTGTCCGGGTCGCCGTACTCGATCACTTTCAGCGGGATCTCTCTCGCATATCCCCACTTAAAGTAATCACTGAAGTTGCCAACGAGCACATGATCCGTGGTGGTCTTGGTAGAATCGTCTGTAGTAACTACGGTGACATCCTCTACCTTCGGGCACGCCGGAACATTACTGCTCACCTGCGTCGGAAGGCCGTTGATCTGTCCAGGAGCGCTGCCCCATGCCAGATCCGGATACATCTTCTGGCCATCGCCATAGGTCATTTTTGCCAATTCGGAACGGAAGTACGGAGACATTGCCGCACCCGTCACGTCCTCATCGCTTGCCTGTACCAGTCCGATCGCGGTTTCCATCTGTGTGTCTACCGTAGCAGTCGTGGAAGAGTTTACGGTTACAATCTGGCTTACTGCCTTATCAAAGCAGTTATTTCCGATCAGATCGGAAGCGGTTCCCGTTCTCGGGTTTACGCCGTGGATTGCCATCAGGTCGATACCTTTAGCTACTTTCCTTGCAAACCCTTCTGCAAACTTCGCCAGGAAATCAATCTGCTCATCCTCGGTTGCCATCAGGAACTCCTGGGACATTCTTGCACCATATTCTACCTTGTACGGCACAATGGTGATCGGCTCAAAGCTTACTCCGCCACGGCTCTTTGCTCCGCTCTCTGCCACCAGATCCACTTCATTGTCCATATTGAAGGTATATTCCTTCATACCATTGAACGGAATCGGTGTCTGCTGGGACAGCTGCGCAAGTGCGGAGCTCCCTTAACTCTGTCGATGAGCGTATTTACCAGTTCCGGCGTGAAACGCCCGCTCATGGAACTTCTGTTGATAATACTCGGTGTAGGCATAATTTACTCTCCTTTCATCTGCCGCAACATCTCTTTGTATGCTGCTGTTTTTGAATCTGTTTCCTTCACTTTCGTTTCCGCGCTGGCCATCGGAGCCGGATTACTCGATGCTTCAAAGAGTTTCGCCAGCGCTTCAGCGTCCTTCCTGATCTCATCCTCCGTCTCCCCGTTCAGCCGGGAATGCATTTCGTAGGGTAATCCCAACTCATGGGCAATTCGCGTTTTTACCGAGGCGGTCTCGTAGCCCTTGATCTTTGCATCCCTTTCGGCGATATCAGCGTCGTATTTCGCCGCCTTTTCGTTCGCCGTCGATAATGCGCCGTTCAGATCACCGATCTGTTTGTCGTACTTCTCTTTCATCGCCTTCAGGTCTTCCGGAGAAGTATAGGAAGCGTACTTCTTTGCTTCCCGTTCCAATCTGGCCTGCACGATGCTGTTGGTACGCTCACTAACGATACTGTCCAGCTGTTCCGATGTTGTGATAGGTGTTTCTAAATCCATTTTTGCTCCTTTCCTGCTTAACCATGCAGTGACGTGATGCCTGCTATATCCGGCAGTGACGGTTTATCTGAAATAGCATATGCTATACAGAATATATTTTTTGTTTTTTCTTGTTTGCGTAGGCATTACACGACCAATACGCATATATCATGGAATCCATGATCACAATATCGATATCATCCCTGGTGGATGCGTAACCGAATCCTCCATTGCTCCCTATTGCACGCTTTGTGCAGTTTGATACGGACCATGCAAGTGACTGCTGCCCTGCATGACACAGATGCTTCGCAAATAATCCCTGCTCAAATGTCGCATTTGCTGTCACTACCTGCGGCACTTTTAAAAGGATCGGCGCTTTCTTTATTCCTGCATCTGCCATTGCTTTCTGCAGTATTGTTTGGCCATTGGCCCCGTCGATCAGCACACGCTTGATATCTGATGCTCTTATGAATGCCGTCATCCAGTCTGTTCCGTCCTTGATTGGCCTGCAATCCCGGCACTCTACGAAGATCCTGCCATCCGTGGTCGCCACAGCCAGCGACATTGCCACGTTCCGGCCATCCTTTCCGTACTTGATACCGATATGGAGTTTTCCGGTAATCTCCGGCAGCTTCGTTACCTGAAGTTCGTCCCACTCCCTTCTGCTGATCTCGGATTTCTGGTTGTATTTCAGCCATAAGCCAAGGCGCTGAATGTTGAAGTCTATGTTGTCGCTTCCGACTTCATCCCGCACGGAACGCTCCGTGAATATGGTTCCCAGAGACGGGTTTGTCTCATACCACAGATCTACATCGTTCGGATCTGACAAATGATCCACGGACCATTCTGCCCAGCCGGTGTTTTCCCTCTTCCCGGCCAGCGCATCTTCTCGCATATACTGGAACACTGTTCCGGCGCTTACTGCCGTTGGTGGTGTTCCGCAGAAAATCGTCTGTGGATTCTTGCTTGCCGTGACCACATACTTCAGTGCGCTCTCCTGATCGTCGGTATACTCCTGTGCCTCATCGATGATCAGAAGGTCGAACCCCTCCCCCAGACCACCCTTGGATGATCTGGTACGAAAAAAGGCTCTTCCACCACCCTCTACTGTGATGGTTTCAAGCCCGAACTGTTTTGTTGATTTATGCGGTATCCCGGCAGCATAAAGCAGGTTTTCCAGCCGCTCCCACGCGCTGTGGCTGGTAGATGTCCGGTGCGCTGTATGCAATATGGTCTCGCCATTTTTGATGCCGTACAGTTCTCGCATTGCCACCACTTCATTCTTGCCGTTTCGTCTTGGAACTGCATATCCGAACTTCGTATGCGTCCACAGGCCGTCTTCACGCTTGCCCAGGATATCAAAAAGGAGCAGCTCCTGCCACTCCTGCGCTTTGTTCTTTGTTGAATTGTATAATTTGACTGCTGCCGCACCTTCCGTCACTGTATACGGCAGTGTTACGGACTGGGTGGGCGTCTGCCGTCCGATCCGCTTTTCGTCCATATTCTTCTCTTTCTTTTTTCCATCAAAAAAGCACCGGTTATCCGATGCTTTTACATACAACCATCATCATGTTCCTTATAGTATTTATGAACTCTGTTGTTCATTTCTACAATCTCATCCGGCGTCCCTTCCTTGAATCCATCTCCCCTATCCTCACGGGCATTCCTCGCACGAAACTGATTAACTTTGTTAAACATGATCTCAATTTCTTTTGTCGGTTCTATATATCCCATTTCTAATTCCTCATTCGATAATATCGCTTATATTCAACATATACCTCATCATAACGGCCTTCTTCCCACTTCTGTTCTGCATAGGATCCATATTTGCTTACATTGTACTTTGTAACCTTGTTCTCGTCAAGTTGCTTTTTGGCATAATTGATTACAAGCTGAACTAATTCATTTTCTTTTACCCCTTGGTTCATCGCGCTCACTTTGCTACAATCTTCCCAGTGAAGCAATTCGTGGAGTAACACTCTTCTGTTAAATGCCGGATCTTCTGTTTCACCCAAACGCAACATTACAAATACCGTATTCGAATCAAAAAGATATCTTCCGTACGATTTTGTCAGCTCCGTATAATCTGTCAAAACTATAGTCGGTAGTATTCCTTCGCTTCTATCCACTCTCTCTACAGCCCATCTAATATATTCGCGATTAATTCTATCCATCTCTTTCGGTTTTATATGCATTCTATCGGATATTAAGACTTTGTAATCCCCAAAATCAACGGTTTTTCCGGATACAACAACATCCCCATAATCTCCGCCGGCTGGTATTTCTTTTGATTCACCTCTCTGTATTTTATGGTAATTCATTCCTGAATTACTGTCCGCATTCAGTTTGATACTCTCTTTACGCTCCGCCCACTGATTCTTCTTCCAGTCCTCTTGTCGCTTCACGCTCCCGTCCAGATGCATCTCGATCTCACATCTGCATTCCCGGTGGCGCTGGTACGCTTCGCGGTTCGTGGCATCATAGGTTCCTGCCTTATTCAGACACCAATCACAGCACTTTGCTTCTGCCTGGCGCTTGATTATCGCCGCTTTTCCAGCCTTCGCCAGTACTTCTCCATTCTTGATCATCGTTTCATCCACGACAGACTGTGAGAAGTTCGCCACTGGAGATCCGAGCATCCACCCGGCCTCTTCCATCGTCTTGCCGTCCATCTTGGTTGCGAAGCCATCGGCACGATCCTGATTGAAATCTGCTTTCTGTGGCTGAATATGCACGCCTGCTGCCGTGTTGATGTTCTCCTGGGCTACCGCTGCCATAGTAGAAACAATCTTGTGATCGTCCTTCAACAGTGGCTCGATCGTTTCCTGCACGAATTCCCTTGTGAACACGCCTTCCGGCATTTTTTCTTCCGTGATCTGCTCCCGGAAGACACTGGAAAGCACCTTTCCGGTCTCATAAGCGTACTGTTCAGCCGTCACATAGGTTCCTTTTCCGCTGTTCAGATGGTCCGCCAGAGCCGTCAGCTTCTGATCTGCCTCCACCCTCTCTGCGAAGGCTTTTTCCATATTCGCTTTCAGTTCTTCCGTGGATTCATCCAATATTCTCTACCTCAAAACGGATCCCTGCTCTTTTCGATTCCCGTCAATCCCTGCAGGTTGTCCCATCCGATATATCCCGGAGCCGCCTGCACAAGTTTCTGGATGCCGTCGCCGATCAGTGAAATCGCCGTCAGATCCGGCTCGAAGATCGGTGCCCATCTGCATCTTGCCTCCGCCAACACCTCTCTGTCATATTTCTCTCCATCACGCACACACGCTGCCAGATAACCGGCATTCAGAAATCCGGTGCCAAAATTGCGCTGCGCTTTTCTGGCCGCCAGTCTCAGTGTTTCGTGTGCAGCCTTTATCGCCTCTGAGCTGGCCGGATTTTCAGAAGGAAAGCCCAGATCATCCATTGTCATTCCGGTTTCGCCCGAAAATGCTGATACATACATTTTCAGCTGGTTCAGATGCGGTTCCATGCTGATCTGCGCAAACTGCCCTACACTTACCTTCTCGCCGGTTTCGCCGGTTCGGAAGTCCATCATTGTCGAGGCGGTCTGCTTCCAGTTTTCAAATCGTTCCGCATCTTCATCAAGACCAATCACATACTTTTGTGGGATTGTTCCGAACTCTGCTGCCACATCCGCTCTTGTCATTGTGTGCCGTGCCTTGTCCTGAAGGTTCATGCAGGCTCTTGTGATCCTGCTGTGTCCGAATGGTCTAGCCGCATCCGGCCGGTGGATCACCGGCACCAAAAGCGGATATTTTGCCTTATTTCTCACGATCTTCGGATTTTTGGCTCCTTTTTCCCAGATCTCGATCTTCCCGGCCGTGAAATACGCATCGATCAACACCGTTTCGTTGTCATCATCCCGTTCTAAAACCGCATAGCCTTCCGTCAGTAGCCCGGTTGTCTGATCAATCTGCCCTGTTGCGTTGCGACCGTCAATCACCTGGATCCTCGGATTCTGCTCTGGCCCCTGCGGTATGATATACATGAAACTACATGACCCGATCAGTGCTGATAAGATTGCATTATCAAACAAAATATCCGGATTATTCACCCGGAATACATCGTTCATCATCAGGATATCGCCATCCTCTTCTATCCCCAGAAAATGCAACCTGTCCGCCAAACAGTCCACCGCTTTCGTGCACCATCCCAGAACGGAGTTGTACG